GTTTGCAACCAGGAGGCTCGATACTGGTGGTCATGACCCGCTGGGCCGAAGATGATTTGACCGGTAGACTCTTACGCGCACAGACCGAACCCAAAGCCGATACTTGGCGACAGATATCTTTTCCAGCGATTCTCGACTCAGGGAACCCAGTGTGGCCTGAGTATTGGGACATTGAAGAACTAGAAAAAATTAAAGCCTCGATTCCGATTCGTAACTGGTCGGCACAGTATATGCAAGAGCCGACTTCAGAAGAAGGTGCGATCATCAAGCGTGAGTGGTGGCGACCTTGGGAAAAAGAAGGTTTACCCATGTTACAACATGTCATTCAAAGTTATGATACCGCGTTTTCGAAAAAAGAAACAGCGGACTATAGTGCCATTACGACTTGGGGTATCTTTTATCCAGAAGAAGGCGGAGCACCCAATATAATTTTACTGGATGCCTTGCGTGGTAAGTTTGACTTTCCAGAGCTCAAAGCTGTGGCGATGGACGCTCAACGGTACTGGGAACCAGAGACGATTATCGTAGAACAGAAAGCGTCCGGTGAGCCACTGACCCAAGAGTTCAGACGCATGGGCATACCGGTGGTCCCATTCACACCAACCAGAGGCAATGATAAACACACTCGAGTCAACTCGGTAGCCCCTGTCTTTGAAAGTGGGTCCGTGTGGTATCCGTATGGTGAAAAATTTGCCGAAGATGTCATTGACGAATGTGCCGCGTTTCCGCATGGTTCCAACGATGACTATGTGGATTCGATGAGTCAGGCGATACTAAGGTATCGTCAAGGCAACTTTGTTGAGTTATACTCAGACTATAAGGACGAGGATGATCTTCCTGAAAAGACGTATAACTACTACTAAGATCTATGGCCGAGCAACAAAAGACAGCAGCTGAAGAAAGAAGTGAAGCCTTATCAACGCTTGGCGTTGGTGGAGGTATCCTGACAGGTATTTTGGCAAGAAAACCTATTTTCCGTGCCGGTCAAAAAGTGTATAAAGGTATTCGGGGCTTGATGGATTCGGGCAAAAAAGCCACGGATGATATGATCGATGTCCCTGAGCAAAGCAGTATCACTGCACCCTCATCAAGCATAGCCGATGACATGGCAGCTTATCAATCGTTAACCAAACAACAAGCAGCAGCAAGAGAGGCTAAAGATCAAGATATTCAATTTGTTGAGTTGGCTCAAAAAAAAGTTAAAGAAGATCCTTTGACTTTGGCAGGAAGAACTAAAGCCGTGGGTGCAGATGAAAGTGTGCACGGCTCGGCTCTGTTTGATTACATTGCAACCTTTCCAGGCATGGGTAGAAAAAAAGGTTATGTTGCTTCTGCTGATGCGTGGGCAAGTTATTTAAAAAAACCATCACAACAGAAAGTTGGCAATATAAAACTCGAGATTACTCGTGATGAACTATTTGATACGAATATCGCAAAATTTGACAGAGACGGAAATTTAGTAGGTGGCTATTTAAAATTAGCAAAAGATGAAAACGTACCGGTGTCGGCAAGAACTTTGTTAGAGATGGTTGCCAGAAACCCTGCTAACAATACCGCTGTCAAACGTTTAGGTAGCAACACCACACCTCAATTACAACCAGTGGTTGATGATTTTATAGAAAGCTATGAAAACGTACTGGCTAGAGTTATGGGTCACGTTAGAACAACAGCAGGAGAGGATAGTAGGTTTTTTGGTACGCTACAACAAGAAGCAAACGATCATTTTGAGATGTGGATGAAATTTCAAACAAGACACTATGGTGGTTTCTTTGAACCCAATAGAGATAGTGATGTTGCTTTTAAAAGAATATACAAAATGAATTTAAAAACATTAGAGGACAATAAACAAGCACTAGAAGAAACAGGTTTTATGTTTGACGATTTTTTTGCACCTCTAAAGAAAAAGTATGAAAAAATGGAAAAGGTGCTGGAAAATAATGGTAAACCATTATCAGCCAATAAATATGCTAGTTACGATAATAATTTTATATACAGACAATATGGATCGGAAACGTTTGATGAAGATGTAGTTTTTTTTAAAACTACTGACCCTGAAGCCAGTATTTTTGGTCGAGGATTTAGACAACCTAGTTCACACTACACACAAGAAGCACCAAATGCTTTGTATCACGTCAGATATGGTAGACGAAGTGTACGAAAAAGTGATGAATTAGGTGCGTCAGCTGATCAAGAAAAGGTGTATGTCATAGATGAATTACAATCTGACGTACATCAAAATATGAGAAAAAAGTTAACAGAAAGTAGTCCTCCATTTGGTGGAAAAGTTGAAGACAGAATTAATCCAACCAATGCTAATTTTTTACAATCTCTTTTTAAAGACAGACGTCTTGAAAAATTTAATGAGATAGAAGACTTGTTAAGTGGAGCAAGAACTGAGGGCAGGCTTACAAAAGAAGCTCAAGATAAATATAAAACATTAAGCGCTGAATTTAAAACAATAGATGAAACTCAAAAAAAAGGCATGCTAGGCAAATCAACCCTAAGGGACATGGAAGAGACTTATAAAAATTTAAGTGTTGATTTTATGCCATTATTTAGTGATACCAAAGGTTGGGGAGCTCATGCAATTAAATACATGGTAAAAAGAGCGGCAAACGATGGGGTAGATTACATTGGTATTAGTCCTGCAGAAATGGTTTCTTTGAAAAAAGCAGGCCGTAAAATAAAAAACTTACGCTTTTATGGAAACGCTCGTGGCACCGCAGGTTATCGAAATTATAAAATGAAGGGCCAATTAACTAATCCAAAGCAAACTGCAGAGTTACCGCAGATTTTTAAAGATTTAGCAAAACAATATAATAGTACAGCTAAAACTATTAAGGTTTCTAAATCAGATCCAAAAAAACCATTTAAAGTAATTTTAGAGGGTGACCCTTTTGATGCTGGAGAGGAGATATTTACTTACAGTAAAACAGAACATCTTGGTGCTTTTAAAACACCTCGTGAAGCTGAAAATTTCAGACAAATGATTAGCAATTTTGATTTGCGCGGCAGAGAAATAAAAGTAGTTGAAATGGCAGCTGATGATCCAGACCTATATTATCCAGTTTTTAGTTTAAAAATTACTCCCGAAATGGCAAAACAACCACACAAACTTTATAAAAGCAAAGGTGGTCTAGTAGTTGATATATTTAAATGGTAAAATTTTTTTATGAAAGCAGATAAAGAATTAAAAAAATTACTCTCTGAAAGAAGAAGAAAAAAATCTACAGCAGGTATCAGAGAAGTAAAAGCCAAAAATAGGGCGTTACAAAGGCTTTTAGCGAGAAGCACGGAGAGATTTAATCCTTTAAAGAAAGTAGGACCCATACCAACAGCAATACCCATGTCTGCAAAAACTGGGAAATATGTTTCTGTTAAGTGTAAACTAGGGCGTAACAAAAAAACTAAGGTAACTTAATATGGCAGTTGAAGATAATATACAAACCAATGAAGAGGATTTTGTAGACGAAGAAGCTCTACCTGTTGATGTAGAAATACAACCAGAAGGCACAGTCGAAGAAACTCCAGAGCCGGAAGAACAAAATTTTTATGAAAACCTTGCCGAGGGTATGGACGAGGTTTTGCTTAGTCGCTTAGCAAATGATTTATTAGCCGATTACAAAAAAGATAAGGAAAGCCGATCTGATTGGGAAAAATCATACACAAATGGTTTAGACCTGTTAGGTTTTAAATACAATAATGATGGTGGTCCATTTCAAGGAGCAAGTTCGGTGACACATCCGATGCTTGCAGAATCAGTCACACAATTTCAAGCACAAGCTTATCGAGAACTATTGCCTTCAGATGGTCCAGTCAGCGCACAGGTTGTTGGCGCTCTTACACCTGAAAAGATGGCTCAAGCTTCGCGTGTGCAAGAATTTATGAATTACATGATTACTGAAGAGATGGAGGAGTATACTCCCGAGTTTGACCAGTTATTATTTTATTTACCACTTGCAGGATCTGCATTTAAAAAAGTTTATTTTGATGATGTCATGCAAAGAGCAGTATCAAAGTTTGTTCCTGCTGAAGATTTAGTTGTGCCTTACTATGCAACGGATCTAAAAGATTGTGAAAGAATCACACATCTTGTACGCATGAGCGAAAATGAAATATTAAAAAAACAACAGATTGGTTTTTATCGAGATATAGAAATTATTCCAAGTCGTATGGAAGAAAGCGAAGTTGAAGATAAGTACAGTCAAATGAGCGGTGTAAGTCGTTCAGGTGATGCCGAAGGCGATTATCAGTTTAATATTTTAGAAATGCACGTAGATCTTGATCTTATTGATCCAGAAAATAAAAGTGACGAGAAAAATATCAAGATACCTTATGTGGTAACTTTAGATGAAGGCTCAAGAGAGATTTTATCTATTTATCGTAACTTTGAACCTGATGATCCTTTGTTAAAACGTAAAGAATATTTTGTGCATTATAAGTTTTTACCAGGTTTAGGCTTTTATGGCTTTGGTTTGATACACATGATCGGCGGTTTAAGTAAAACTGCCACTGCTGCACTGCGTCAATTACTTGATGCAGGCACTTTAGCTAACTTACCTGCTGGATTTAAGACCAGAGGTATGAGAATTCGTGACGATGATCAACCATTTCAGCCTGGTGAGTTCAGAGATGTCGACATTGTGGGTGGAAAAATACAAGATTCTTTTATGCAATTGCCATTTAAAGAGCCAAGTCAGACATTATTTCAACTTTTAGGGTTTGTGGTGCAAGCAGGACAGCGTTTTGCAGCGATTGCTGACATGCAAGTCGGCGAAGATGGCAAAAATAGGGCGGTTGGCACGACTGTAGCCCTCTTGGAACGTGGTTCTAGAGTCATGAGTGCCATTCATAAGCGTTGTTACTATGCGATGCGACAAGAATTTAGGTTACTTGGCACAGTTTTTGCAACATATTTGCCCCCTGTCTACCCATATGCGGTTTATGGTGGTGATCGTATGGTCAAACAAGCCGATTTTGGCGAAGAAGTTGATGTTATACCTGTTGCAGACCCAAATATCTTCTCTATGACGCAAAGAGTGACCCTAGCGCAGACACAATTACAAATTGCCATGTCTAATCCGCAAATGCACAATGTTTATGAGGCTTATCGTAGAGTTTATGCAGCTTTAGGGACTAAAGACGTAAATACGTTGTTAAAACCACAACAAGAACCGCAACCAAAAGACCCAGCAATTGAAAACTCAGAGGCTTTGGGGTTAAAACCACTTAAAGCATTTGAATTGCAAAACCATGATGCACATATTTTTAGTCACATGGCATTTATTCAAACTAGAATGGTGCAAATGAACCCTCAAGTGTATGCTTTATTACAAGCTCATATTAGTGAGCACATATCATTTAAAGCAAGAGCACAAGCCTTAATTCAAATTCAACAACAAAGACCTGAAATTATGGACCTACAACAAACTAATCCAGAGGGTTTTCAACAAGTGTTTGATGGCGTGCACGCAGAAAGAATACAACTGTTGACAGAAGAGTTAGTCAAACAAGAGCAACCTGCTGATGATCCGTTGGTGAGATTAAAACAACAAGAACTAGATATGCGTGCTGCAGATATGCAGCGAAAAGCAGAAGAGTTCTTAGTGCAAGAACAAAGAAAAGTAGATGAGTTTGACCAACGCATAGATTTAGATAAAATGATTCGTGAAGACTCTGAAGAAGCAGGTAAAGAACGTATTCGTGTGGCAGATGAAAAACTTGACGTTATGCGTGAGAAAGTAGGTGCAGATAAAAAGGGAGATGACAAATGACAGGAGAAATGATTGGTACATTAGCTTTTGTTATTGGATTAATTTTATTGACAGTATATTTGTTATGGATTGATAAGTAATGGCTCAGAACGAAAAATATACAAAATTTGCTGGGGTTGAATTAAAAGGCAAAAAAACTAAAGCTGGTCGTCAAAAATACATGGATGAAAAGGGTCAAACTGTATCTGAAAAATCTTTAACTTTTAAATTAGGTAATAAATATGTTAATGTTCCTTCAATACATGACGGTTTTGAATATAGAGGCGATGAAGTATTTAACATGTTAAGATCTGGAAAAATTAAACCCACCTCAACTCATAAAACTGAAAAAGAGGCTATTCAAGCGGCAAAGAAAAGAAGTAAAAATCTTTACCAAGGCGGACTTACCAAAACAGTGCCACCTAAACGAGGACCTAACCCACAAGGTCTAAAAAACGGCGGTTGTCCGTTTCGTGAAAATGGTGTAAAAAGTCCTATTAAAGGTATAAGCAATATTCAAGTCAAAGGTCAAAAATTTATAGGAGTTAAATGATGATAGGTTTAATAGTCAACGGATTATCAAAAGCTGTGGGTGGTTATTTTGAACACAGTGCTAAAAAATCTAAGGCTAAGTCGGATCTTAAAATAGCGGAGATAGAGGCAAAGACAGCCGTTAAGAGAAAGATTGTAGAAGGCAAAGTAGAGTGGGAGAACACCATGGCTGATGCTACCAAAGACTCTTGGAAGGATGAAGCCTGGACTATTTGTTTTATTGCTCTAATAGTTATGAGTTTCATACCTAAGCTACAACCTTATGTTGCAAATGGAATACAGTTCTTATCAACTTTCCCAGAATGGCTACAGTGGTCCATTCTTGCTAGTATTGGAGCGAGTTTTGGATTAAAATCAATTGGTAAATTTACTAAGTGAGGTAAATATGAAAATGAAAAGTAAGGGTAAAGCGAAAATGACTAAGGCCAGAGGTGGTAAGATGGCCAAAGGTTATGCCAAAGGTGGCGCTAAAATGATGAGAGCCATGGGTGGTAAGATGGCTAAAGGCTACGCTAAAGGTGGTGCTAGAATGATGAAAGCCATGGGCGGTAAGATGGCTAAAGGATACGCTAAAGGCGGAGCTAAAATGAAAACTATGACAGTCGCTCAATTAAGAGCAGCAGCTAAGAAAAAAGGGTATAAAATAACGAAGGCATAAACTTGTCACATTTAATATCAAACATACCTTTAGTTTTAAAGGCATGGGTAAGAAAAGAATTTACACACAATCACCGTGCGTATCACGGTGAGTTCCTACACTGCTATGTCATTGCAGTTAACACTATTCCAGATCGTTGTTTAAGTTTTCAAGTTATCTTTACGGGTTGTGAAGATGAAGAGAATCGTTTAGAAAATCCGCATGGTGGTGCTATGTGGGCTCGTATGCCAATTACAGCCTTGGTAGAAGATGAGCCACTAGATGAAATGCCACCACCTATGCCAACACATTTAGCGCAACCTTGGGATGTATCTTCAAGAGAACACTCTATCGTTAGATTTGATCGCACCAGTTCAAGCCCTTGGTTAGCTCGTATTGAAGGTGAGTTTTACACGGCGAAGTATTATTTTACTGTGGACTATACTGGTAGTGAGATTGCAGACGATCCCGCTCAACACAAACAATCACATGTTCTAGCATTAACCGAAGGTCCTTGGAAAGGGTGTTTTGTGGCCTTACCTAACAACAGAGTAAGAGTCACTTCTCCTGCCATGTGGGTAACCGGTAATGGTCCACCAGACTTTATACCATCACAGTGGACACACTCAGCAGAAAGTCATGATAGTTACATGGATTGGGAGTATACTTTTGATAATTTATACGCACCAGATAAGAAAAAATAATGCACGATCCTGAAACTATTCAAAGTTTAATTCACTATATTAGAAAAAGAATTGATGATACTAAAGATCATATTGTGTATGGGGTAGACAATCTCGAACAATTGCAATATGCTAAGGGCAAGATCGGTGCATTGGAAGCACTGCTTCAGGATTTAAAAGACCTGCAAAAAAAAGGAGAGTTAGTAGATGACGAGTAAGTCAAATATAATTAAACCAGATTATCTTTCAGATGAAACATCTTCATCGCAAAAAGATACCCCTAAATTAACCCAAAATTACATTGATGAAATAAATCGGTTACCTGACCCAGTCGGTTATCGTTTACTTATCAAAATGTGGAAAATGTCTGAGATGACAGATGGTGGTATTGCTCTTTCTGAGCAAACTTTAGAGACATCAGAAATGACCTCAGTCGTTGGCTATGTAATTAAAATGGGTGACATGTGTTACAAAGATAAAGATAAGTTTATCAGTCCTTGGTGTAAGGTAGGACAATTTGTAGTCATTGGTCGATATGCTGGAGCTAGATTTAAAACCAAATTTGGTGAACACAGAATCATTAATGATGATGAAATCATCGGCACCATTGAAAAACCCGAGGATATCCTCGCACTATTTTAGGAGTAAAATATGTCAGAAGCACAAGTTAAAGATGTTGAATTAGATACAGATGGAGTTGAAGAGAGCTCAATTAATGTTGAAGAACCTGTTGCAGAAGAATCTACTGCAACCCCTGAAGTTGATTTAGGCTATACCGAGCCAGTCTCTAAAGAAGAAGCAAAGGTTGTTGAGGAAGATACTCAAGATAACCTACAAGATGTTTCTGAAAAGACACAAAAGCGTATAGATAAACTAACACGTAAAATGAGAGAAGCGGAAAGAAGAGAAAAAGCTGCTCTTGATTATGCTAAAGGTCTTCAAGAGAAATATTCAAATGTTCAAAAAGAATATAATGCAATAGAAGATAATCATTTAAAAGAGTTTGATGCTAGAGTTGATTCTCAAAGAGAGCAGGTTAAAGCTAAACTTGCGTCAGCCACTGCAGACGGTGATGTTGAAAAAATTGTTGAAGCAAATGATGAACTTACCAAGTTAGCGGTTGAAAAGGAAAAAGCTAGAGTGCGACTTGCTCAGAAAGAAGAAGCAGCAAAAGCATCAGAAGTGGAAGAAACAGCTCCTGAAACGCCTCAAGTAGATCCAAAAGCAGAAAAGTGGATGGAAAAAAATACTTGGTTTAATACAGATTCAATCATGACAAGTGCTGCTGTTGAAAAACATAAAGAACTTGTTCAACAGGGTGTTGACCCAACCTCTGATGAATATTATGATGAAATAGATAGATCTATGAGGGAGTACTTTCCTCAGAAATTTGTCGAAGAGAAAAAACCCGTGCAAACTGTTGCCTCGGCGGGGCGTAAACAGCAAGGACGCAGAACAGTGAAACTCACCCGTTCACAAGTAGCAATAGCTAAAAAATTAGGGGTGCCACTAGAAGAATACGCGAAATTCGTGAAGGAGTAGATTATGAGTAAAAGTACTATTAAGAAAACCTCACGCGCGAGCCAAGAAAAGAAAAATTTACGTAGTAGTAAACCTTGGACGCCACCATCCAGTCTGGATGCACCACCTGCACCGCAAGGTTTTTGTCATAGGTGGATTAGGGTAGAAAGTGCTGGTTTTATGGATACAGGTAATGTATCTAAAAAACTTAGAGAAGGTTGGGAATTTGTTCGTGGTGAAGAGATTACGAATGAAATTGGTGACCATGAATACCCAGTAATCCATGAAGGCAAGTATCAGGGGTTGATCGGGGTTGGAGGCCTTGTGTTGGCAAGGATACCTGAAGAGATTGTAGAGCAGCGCAAGAAGTATTTTATGAATATTACTTCTGATCAAGTAAAATCCGTTGATCAAGATATTCTAAGGGAACAACGACCAGAGATGCCTGTCAATGTTGACAGACAGTCTCGTGTAACTTTTGGTGGTAACAGAAAGTCTTAATTTTTTAGCTTATGTAACCACATTTGTTTAACATTTTTATGGAGTTATTATTATGGCAAACACAGATGCTGCATTTGGTATGCGTCTAGTGGGTCGCATAGGCGGACCTGCTACTAACGTGCAAAATACATATAGAATAGCTGCTAACTACGGAACTGCAATTTTCAAAGGTGACATGGTAGCCCAAGTCACAGGTGGAGGTGTAGAAGTACATGCCGATGGCGGTACAGTTCCTATAGTAGGTGTTTTTAATGGTTGTCGTTATACAGACCCTACCACTGGAAAAGAAACCTTTTCCAATTTTTATCCTGCAAGTACTAATGCTTCAGATATTGAAGCTTTTGTTATTGATGACCCAATGGCTATATTCGAAATTCAAGCAGATGCTGCTTTCCCAGTTGCTGATTTATTTGGTAACTTTGATATTGTGTATACTTCTTCTGGAAGCACCACAACAGGCATTTCTGGTGCTGAATTAGATGTAACCACTGGTGCAACAACTGCTGGACTACCTCTCAAGGCGATTGATATTTCAAAAAGAGTCTCTGATGATGATGTAAGTTCAGACGCTACAAACGTGCTTGTAGTAATTCAAAACCACATATTCGGCCAAAAAGGGGCCGGCTTAGCTTAAGGAGGTTAATTATGGCTATTTCAAGAGCACAATTGGTCAAAGAGCTAGAGCCTGGTCTTAACGCTCTCTTTGGCTTAGAGTACAACCGTTACGAGAACGAACATGCGGAAATTTTTACTTCGGAAGGTTCTGATAGAGCTTTTGAAGAAGAAGTGATGTTGTCCGGTTTCGGATCGGCTCCTGTGAAAAGTGAAGGTGCAGGCGTGCAGTTCGACGATGCGCAAGAATCTTTTACAGCGAGATATACACACGAAACTATCGCAATGGCTTTTGCTATTACAGAAGAAGCAATTGAAGATAATTTATATGACAGGCTAGCAGGCCGCTACACAAGAGCATTAGCTCGTTCTATGGCTAACACAAAACAAGTGAAAGCTGCAAACGTTCTAAACAATGCTTTTAACAGTAGCTTCACTGGTGGTGATGGAAAAGAGCTTTGTGCTACAGACCATCCACTAACTGTTGGAGGTACTTTCCGTAACGAGCTTTCAACTGCTTCAGACTTGTCTGAAACATCACTAGAGCAGTCAATGATTGACATTGCTGCATTTGTTGATGAAAGGGGATTAAAAGTCTCTTTACAAGGTGTTAAGTTAATTATTCCTAAGGAACTTCAGTTCACAGCGGAAAGAATTCTTAAATCACCACAACGTGTTGGAACATCAGATAATGATATCAACGCTATGGCTTCCATGGGTATGATCCCTCAAGGTTATAGAGTTAACCATTATCTAACTGACACAGATGCTTTCTTCATTATGACTGATGCACCTAATGGACTAAAACAGTTTGTTAGAGCACCAATCAAAACTGCTATGGAAGGTGACTTCGATACAGGTAATGTGAGGTTTAAAGCAAGAGAAAGATATTCATTTGGATTCTCAGATCCAAGAGGAATATTTGGCTCACCTGGAGCTGCGTAAGGAGTTCTTTGGAGGGAACAAGAGGGGGCTTTCGAGCCCCCTTTTTTTTGGTTATAATAAATTTACTATAGAAAAAACATGAATACAGACGCCTATAGTCGACGACCTAAAGACTGTATTCTTTTATTTAGGAGATAATTATGGCAAATTCAACATTTTCAGGCCCAGTCAGATCAGAAGGCGGCTTTACAGTCGTTAGTAAGAACGCAACTACTGGTGCTTTTACAACACAATCAAGCATAGATTCCAGTGGTATAGCATCTTTTGATGCCAACACTATGCCTGTTGAAGCAGGCACAGGTATTACCACAGGGACAGGAACTATTTATAGAAGTTCTGTCATGCAAAGTGGTGGTATTATTACTACACAAATTTTAATTGATTTAACAGGTTTAAGATCAACAGGTTCAGGCGACATTATTGGTGTCAATGGCACATCATTAGTTTGTCATATTGGTCAAATTACTGCTGCAAGAAACGGCACTATCTTAACAGGTAGCATGGAGTGTTTTGAGGCTCCTGCTGGTGGAGATCCAGATATTAACGTGCACTCTGCGACAGAAGGCACAGGAGTTGAAGACGGAGCTATCGGCGATTTGACAGAAACATTATTAGTTAATGCTGGAGACGCAACATTAGGTAGTAAAGTATACTTTACAGCCGTGCCTGCTGCTGATGAGTTCTTATATTTAACCACTGGTGATGCGACAGACGCAGATTACACAGCGGGTAAATTACTTATTGAACTAAAAGGCTACGACGCTTAATATAATAGGTGCCTCTTCGGAGGCACTTTTATGTTTCACGTGAAACATTTGTTTCTTAATTAAGGAGGGAAACTATGGCAGATACAGTAACAGGACCTACAATCTTACAAGAAAACGATAAGAGAGTAGTAATTAAAATCGTAAACGAATCCGATGGTACAGGGGGCACAACAGTTTTTGCTGATGTATCCGCTCTTGCAGCAAATTCAAATGGAGACTCAGTCACTACAGTAAGTCCACAAAGAATATGGTGGTCTTGTGCTAATGGTGATGGTGGTGACTCATTTGCAAGATTAGACTTTGAAGACTCAGATGGTGATATACCGATCGTAACATTGGTAGATTCAGGTTATTGGGACTTTAGAGAATTTGGTGGAATACCCGCAAATACTTCATCTAACTCGAATCAAAGTGATGTAAACTTTGTGGTTCCAGGCGCAGCGGATTCTGGAAATACTTACACAGTGATCGCAGAGTTTATTAAAAATTACGATTAATCATGGAAGTTAGTGTAGAACAGTATACAAATGAGTTGGTAGGCTTCTCAAAAGGAGGCATGCCTGCACGTAATAAAAGAAATTACAGGCCTACTAAAGCCGGTGCCGGTATGACACGAGCAGGTGTCAAAGCGTATCGTCGTATGAATCCTGGCAGTAAATTAAAAACTGCTGTAACCGGCAAAGTAAAACCAGGCAGTAAAGCTGCAAAACGTAGAAAATCATTTTGTGCAAGAAGTGCTGGTCAGGCAAAAATGCACAATGTAAACTGTCGTAAAACACCAAACAAGCGCATATGCCAAGCGAGGAGAAGATGGAAATGTTAACAAACATATATAAAATTTTAAATACTTTGTGGACTAAATACACAGAAAGTTGGACTTGTGAAAGTTGTAAAATACGAGATATAATTATTATTATTTTAATTGTTTTGGTTTTGATGTAAGCACAATCAAACTGAGCATAGACCATGCTTGAAAAGGTCACCTGAAATTTTAAGGAGACGAGCATGGAAATTACTTTAGTATACAGAGGTATTAAATATACAAAGAAGGTATAAATGAGACTTTCAGACAATTTTACGTTATCAGAATTAACAAAGTCACAAACAGCTGAACGATGTGGTATTGATAATACACCCGACAAGGAACATATCGTGAACCTGCAACAACTTTGTGATAATGTGTTGCAACCAGTCAGAGATTATTTTAAAAAACCTGTTGTTATTAGTTCAGGATACAGATCCCCTGAATTAAGTATAAAAATAGGTTCTTCATCTCGTTCACAGCATTGTAAAGGTGAAGCTGCTGATATAGAGATTCCTGATATTTCTAATCAAGAATTAGCTGATTTTATTAATGATAATTTATCATATGATCAAGTTATTCTTGAATTTCATACCCCAGAGGAAATTAACTCAGGCTGGGTGCACGTGTCTTATGTTGGATCTAATAATAGAAAAGAATATTTAATCGCCGAAAAAGATGAAAGTGGTAAAGTGAGGTATAGCAAATGCCGATAGGTAGATCTCAAATGTCACAACAAATATCAAAACCACCTCAAAAAAAGAAGTGGTCTAAAAAACGAAAGGCAGGTATAAATTGTAAAAACCCAAAAGGTTTTAGTGAGAAAGCACATTGTGCAGGACGCAAAAAAAGAGGTAGGTCTAGATAGAATGGTTTGAAACTGCTAGACTTAATGAATATTAGGAGAAAATTATGGCTAAGAAAAAAGGTCAAAAACTTTGCCCAAGAGGTAAAGCAGCAGCTAAGGCTAAATTTGACGTGTACCCAAGTGCTTATGCTAATGCGTATGCTAGTAAAGTGTGTGCCGGAAAAGTTAAGGGTCTTGGCGGTAAAAAACGTAAAGATTTTAGGGGTCCAAAACCTGCAAAAGAGGGAACATTTGTTGAATCAGGTGATACTTTAGGTTCAGCAATTAATGTTGATATTGACGGTGTAAATATGTCAAATCCTTCTGCTGCAGCATATTACAAAGATTTAATGTAATGAGTGGTCTTAAGAAATGGTTCTCTGAAAATTGGGTAGACATAGGTGCTCCCAAAAAAGGCGGAGGATACAAAAAGTGTGGGCGTAAAAGTGCAAAAGGCTCAAAACGTAAGTATCCAAAATGTGTTCCAGCTTCAAAAGCTGCAAGCATGAGCAAAAGTCAAATTCGCTCAGCTGTTAGACGAAAAAGAGCGAAGGCTCAAGGGGTTGGAGGTAAACCAACAAATGTGAGAACCATAGATAAAAAATACTATGGTGGATTAATAGATATTTAGGAGATTATTATGGGTGCATTAAGTTTAATTGCAAAAAAAGCATTAGGTGTTAGTTTAAAAAAAAGGTATACAGGAGCAGATCTTGGTAAGGCGTATGACAAATTAACAGATTCGCAAAAAGAAATGATGAAGAAAAATTCTGGAATTTCTAGCAAAGGTGATTTTACGCGTAAGTTTGAAAGATTGACTGAAAAACAACCAACACTAAACATACCCGTATCTGTTCGTAATAAGGTTATGAAATTTTTAGGTACCGCAGCGGTTGGATCTGAGGCAGGAGTTAGAACAGATAGAAAAAATAGGGGTCAATTAAATAAAAAGGCTCAAGGTGGTTTTTCTAGAAGCGGTGATATAGGTAGGACAGAAATAGATCCCCGTATTGGTGGAACTAAAGGTGATGCTGGACCTGCAGGTAAAGCTGGTTCAAAAGGACCTGGAACCTTAGGTGGTTCTAGAGGCAGAACTACAATAGACCCAAGAATTGGTGGTCAAAAAGGTGATGCGGGTTTTTCTGGTAAAGCAAAAGCATTAAGTGGTTTTGGTAAAGCATTTTCAATTGCTTACGCAAAAGGTCCAGGCACAGTATTTACATTTAAAGGTAAAAAATACAAAGCTATTAAAAAACACGCTGGTAAAGGTCCACCTAAAAACAGAAAAGAAGATAAAGTCACTAAAGCTACTATGGTTAAAGGTAAACGTGATACTACCGAAAAATTTTCCAAGAAAGATATAGCTGCCGCAGCTAAACTTGTAGCAAAAAATGTTCCCTCTTTAAAGAAAACACCTACACCTGCTTCAGGTAGATTTGGTCAGCGTAAAGCTGGCGGTTTGTCTGAGGGCGTTAAAAAAGTTAAAGCTATGGAAGCCAAAAATGGTGGTTTTCCTGATTTATCCGGTGATGGTAAAATAACCAAAAAAGATATTTTGATGGGTAGAGGTGTTATCAAAAAACGCGGTGGTGGTGCTGCAATTAAAGGCATGAACTTTAAAGGCGTTTTTTAGGAGGTTAGATGGCAACCTCAGGCACAACTACATTCGATCTTGATATCGATGACATCATTGAGGAAGCATACGAGCGCTGTGCTATTAGAACTAATAGTGGTCGTGACCTTAAGTCTGCTCGTCGTAGTCTTAACATTTTGTTTTCTGAGTGGGGCAATCGCGGTGTGCATTTATGGAAAGTTGCTTTACATACTCAAGCTTTAACTGCAGGAACTGCGACTTATACAGCTCCTTCAAACACCAGTGATATTCTAGAGGCGTATATTAGTAGTTCAAGTGCAATTACAAGCACCACTAGTGATGTATCTTTAACTAAAATATCAAGAAGTGACTACGCTTCTAAAAACAACAAGGGCGCACAAGGACAACCTTCTGAGTATTATGTGGATCGACAAACCACACCAACCATCACTTTGTATCAAACACCAGATGCAAGTACATTTACTCATCTTAAATATTATTTTATGGAGCGTATTGAAGATGCAGGTGCCTATACTAATCAGGCAGATGTTGCTTTTAGGTTTATTCCTTGCATGGTGGCTGGTTTAGCTTACTATTTAAGTATGAAGATAAATCCACAGCTAACACAACAGAATAAAATGATTTATGAAGATGAGCTCAAAAGAGCTTTAGATGAAGACGGACAAAGAACTTCGGTGTATATTACACCACAAAGTTTTTATCCTTCAGGTAATTAATTATGGCATACGCAAAAGGTAAATACGCAAAAGCAATATCTGATAGGTCAGGTATGGAGTTTCCATATAATGAGATGGTTAAAGAGTGGAATGGATCATTTGTACATAAATCGGAGTATGAAGCTAAACATCCACAAATAAGACGTAGACACCATCAATCAGATCGTATTGCATTACAAAACCCTAGACCTTTAAGAAGTTCGCCTACAGATGTAAATTTAGATCCAGCACTGTTTGCGAGTTTTGATACGGATTCACAGAGTGTGCCAGATAGTGCAGATGAACAAAATAAACGTCGTCAGATGAATATGAAAGTTGGCGAAGTAACGGTGAGTATATCATGAGTATTACACATGCAAATTTTTTAACACAGGTTAGGAACTACACAGAGGTAGATTCTAATGTATTATCGGATACTTTAATTGATCAGTTCATTAGAAATATTGAACTCGACATAGCAGGTAAAGTTGATTATGACGATTTAAGAGCTTACAAAACATCAACCACAGTCGCCTCACAAAGATATGTCAGTATGCCTGAGGACTTGATTTATTTAAGATCAGTGCAAATAACCAGTAGTAGTAATCGTGTGTTTTTAGAGAAAAGAGATACTAGTTTCATTTCTGAGTTTAATCCAGAGGATGCAACTGGCACACCTAAATATTACGCAAATTGGGATGACTCAACTATTGTCATTGCACCTGTGCCAAGTACAACTTTTACAATTCAGCTTAATTACATAATTGATCCACCACATTTCAATAGTTCAACGGCTACTTTTTTATCTAATAATCAAGAAAGCTTGTTACTACATGGTGTTTTGACAGAGTGTTTTAGTTATTTAAAAGGTCCTGCTGATATGTACAGTTTATACAAACAAAAGTATAATGAAGAGATACAACAGTTTGCGATGCAACAAATGGGTCAACGTAAGCGTGGACAGTATGAAGATGGAGTGCCAAGGATGCCAATTCCATCAGTTTCACCAAATGCTAAAGGAGTAGGATAATGGCGATAACAACTAATGCAATATGTAATTCCTTCAAAAAAGAATTATTGGAAGGAACACACAATTTTAAATCAAGTGGTGGTAATTCATTTAAATTAGCACTGTACACCAGTAGTGCTACTTTAGGTAAATCAACCACATCGTTTACTACAGATAATCAGGTAGGAGCCACCGGTCAATATGCTTCAGGGGGAAGTGCGTTGACAAATGGCGGCACATCATTATCCTCTGATACAGCGTTAGTTGATTTTGCGGATCTATCATTTACAGGTGTAAGTCTGACAGCAAGAGGTG